ACCAGACCAACAACAGGCTCAAATGGCTCAGATGCAAGCTCAGTTGGCTATTCAACAACAGCAAGCAACGACTGCATCTCTACAAGCAAGAGCACAGAGAGACCAAGCAGAGGCTGCTAAGACTGTTACAGAGACTCAGTTGATGCCTGAAGAGCTAAAAGTGAAGGTTATCAGCTCACTTTCAACCAACATTGATGGTCAAAACCAGAACAATGAGTTCGAAAGAAGAGCAAAGATTGCTGAATTGATGCTTAAAGAGAAAGATATCAACAACAAGGGTAAGATTGTTGAGCTACAAATGCAAAAACAATCAAAAAATCCTTGACAAAACACTAAAAGTGTTGTAAAATAGCAACATATTTAACCATTCTCCGTTAAAAGGACAAAGAATGATAGACAAAAAGTTACAAAGCTATTATGAGAACAGATTTTCCATGATGGCAACAGATGGTTGGAAAGAATTGATGGAAGACGCACAGCAAATGTTCGATTCCTTGAATCAAGTTCTACCAATCCAAAACGAATCTGAATTGCAGCTCAAGCGTGGACAGTTAGACATACTTAATTGGCTACTTAACTTGAAACCTGCATCAGAAGCAGCCTTCGAACAACTCAATGACTCTACGGGAGTAGCTCAGAATGAGTTCTAGAAGGATGTTTGAGTTCCAGTGTGCAGCTGGACATATTACAGAGAAGTACATTGGTTATGAGACAGTGTGCATTCCTTGTGGTAATTGCGGTAACGATGCTAATCGAATCATTTCTATGCCTCGAATCTCATTAGATGGTACAGACCCAGTGTATGTATCAGCACATGAGAAGTGGGCTAAGACAAGAGAAGAGAAAGCAAAGATAGAACGCAAGCAAAACGAAGCCTGAGATACCTCGAAAGAGCCTCAGAACATAAATCCTAAAATAACTTGATTTACCTCAAGCTTGATGGAGATTTTTAATGGCAAACTTTATTGAACAAGAAGAACTGTTTGAGAGCAATGAGCAAGAAGTAGTACAAGATGTTACTACACCAGAAGCATCATCCACTGATGCACAACCTGAACCAGTAGCAAAAGAAGAACCTGCTGCAGAAGAATTACCAGAGAAGTATCGTGGTAAAACAGCTGCAGAGATTGCAAGAATGCACCAAGAAGCTGAGAAGCTAATCGGTCGTCAAGCCAACGAGGTTCATGAAGTACGAAGTCTTGCAGACCAGCTTTTAAAACAACAACTCGAATCTAACAAGAAAGTTACGCAAGAGCCAAGTGAAGAATCGCTCGAAGAAGATTTTTTTGTAGACCCTAAGCAAGCAGTAGCAAGAACAGTTGAGAAGCATCCTGCTGTACTTGAAGCTAAGGCAGCTGCATTAGAATTAAAGAAGATGAAAACTGCTCAACAATTAGCAGCTAAACATCCTGATTTTGGAACTATCGCACAAGATGCTGGTTTCCAAGACTGGGTAAAGTCTTCTAAGGTTCGACTACAGTTATTTGCTAAAGCAGACGCTGAATACGACTTTGAGAGTGCTGATGAATTGTTGTCTACCTACAAGGAGATTAAACAAATCAAACAGACTCAACAAGCTCAACAAACAGCAGCTGTTGATAAAGCAGAAAGCCAAGCTCAAGCACAAGCAATGAAGGCAGCATCTGTTGATGTTGGTGGTGCTGGTGAGGTAAGCAAGAAAGTATATCGTAGAGCAGACCTAATTAAATTGAGAATGACCGAACCTGAACGCTATATGGCAATGTCTGATGAAATCATGCAAGCCTATGCCGACGGTAGAGTCAAGTAATTTTAGTATTTAACTTTTAAGGAAAATTAATCATGGCATTAACAGGTGCAGCATATCCAGGCGGTTCAGCCTCAGTAGTAACAAAATCAAACGCAGGTACTTTTATTCCAGAAATTTGGAGTGATGAGGTTATCGCTGCGTACAAGAAAAACTTAGTTTTAGCTAACTTAGTTCGCAAGATGTCTTTCCGTGGTAAGAAGGGCGACACATTGCATATTCCAAAACCAACTCGTGGTGTAGCTTCTGCTAAAGCAGCTAACACAGCAGTTACTGTACAAGCTGATGCTGAGTCAGAAGTACAAGTGTTGATTGACAAGCACTTTGAATACTCACGCTTTATTGAAGATATCGCTTCAGTACAAGCTTTGGCTTCATTGCGTTCTTTCTACACAGAAGACGCTGGTTACGCTTTGGCTAAAAAAGTTGACGACAGCCTTGTAGACTTAGGTAAGTCTTTCGGTGACGGTGACGCTTCTGATTGGACTCACTCAAACAGCTACTTCATCGATGCTTCTACTGGTTTGACAGCTTATGCAGTTGACACAGTAACAACTTCTGATGTTTTCACTGATGCTGGTTTCCGTAAGCTAATCCAGTTGATGGATGACGCTGATGTTCCAATGGACGGTCGTAAGTTTGTAATTCCACCATCATTGCGTAATGCAATCATGGGTGTTGACCGTTACAACAGCTCTGACTTCGTTGATGGCCGTGGCGTACAGAATGGTCAAATCGGTAAGTTGTACGGTATTGACATCTATGTATCAAGCAACTGCCCAACATTGGAAACAGCTGCTGAGAACTCAGTTGGCGACGCTATCAAAGGTGCATTGTTGTTCCATACAGACACAATGGTTCTTGCAGAGCAAATGGGTGTTCGTTCACAAACTCAATACAAACAAGAATACTTGGCTGACCTATACACATCTGACACATTGTTCGGTGTTAAGGTAGTTCGCCCTGAAGCTGGTTTCGTATTGGCTGTAAACGCTTAATACCTCTTAAGATTCCCTGCTTCGGCAGGGGTCTTTTTTAAGGACATTACGGTGTCTTTAAACAAGACTAACAAGGGATATAGATGAGCACATATCGTGGACCTGGCGGTGCTGGAGATGCAACTAATGATGCTTCTAGTCAGGCAGCATTAGCTACTCAACAAGCAGATTTAGCCGAGGTTTATAAGAATGAAGCACAAGCTTCTGCAACAGCTGCAGCATCTTCTGCATCGAATGCCAGTACTTCAGCGAGTAACGCAAGCACTTCAGCTACTAATGCAGCTAGTTCTGCTTCCACTGCAACTACTAAGGCTTCTGAGGCTAGTACATCAGCTTCTGCGGCATCGTCAAGTGCTAGCGACGCTGCTACATCTGCTAGTTCTGCAAGCACATCTGCTTCTAATGCTAGTACTTCAGCTACTAACGCTGCTTCTAGTGCGTCTAGTGCCTCGAGTTCAGCGTCTTCCGCTAGTACTTCGGCAACCAATGCTAGCAATAGTGCTACTGCTGCTGCTTCCTCAGCATCGACAGCGAGTACTCAAGCAACTAACGCAGCCTCTAGTGCGAGTTCTGCATCAACATCAGCGACTAATGCAGCTAACAGTGCTACTGCAGCTCAAACTGCTGAGACCAATGCAGAGACTGCTGAAACAAATGCTGAAACTGCTCAAGTAGCTGCTGAATTAGCAGAGACCAATGCAGAGACTGCTGCAACCAATGCAGCCTCTAGTGCTTCTGCAGCGGCTACATCAGCCACTAACGCAAGTAACTCTGCTTCTGCAGCAAGCACATCAGCGACTAACGCAGCTAATAGTGCAACTGCTGCAAGTAATAGTGCTAGTAGTGCTTCTACAAGTGCTACTAGTGCTAGTAATAGTGCTTCATCAGCATCAACATCAGCAACGAATGCTGCTAATAGTGCCACAGCAGCAGCACAGTCTGCAGCGGATGCTGTAACAACTTTATCAACATCACTATTAAAAGCTAATAACTTAAGTGATTTACCATCAGCAAGTACTGCTAGAACTAACTTAGGTTTAGGTACTGCAGCAACTACTAATTCAACAGCGTATGCTACTGCAGCACAAGGCACTAACGCTGATACAGCCTATGGTTGGGGTAATCATGCCTCTGCTGGTTACGCTGCTGATAGTGCTGTAGTGCACAAAACTGGTGATGAGACTATTGCAGGTACTAAGACTTTTAGTTCTACGATTACAGGCTCTGTTAGCGGTAACGCAGGTACAGTAACTAATGGTGTCTATACAACAGGTAGCTATGCAGACCCAGCATGGATTACTTCATTAGCAGGGTCAAAAATATCTGGAACAATCGATGGAGGTTCTTTCTAAATGGCAACTACATTAAAACTAAAAAACAGTGTTACTACTACTGCAGCACCTAGTACACTATCACAAGGCGAAGCAGCTGTAAACATTACTGACAAGAAAGTATGGGTTGGTGATGCTTCTAGTTCACCAGTACAGATTCTTGGTGCTGGTGCTCCTGTATCAGGCACTACTGGTACATTCACTGGCAACACAACAATTGCTGGAACATTTGCTGCCAATGGC